TTCCTGGGAAGTGTCAAACATGGACATCGCTTTGCCTGTCGCACCTGTCAACCCGGTCTGACCGAGTTGGACTCCTCCGACACCTCCCGGCAGTCTTTCAGCGCCTCCCAGCTGTCTCTGACCCGCGGGATCGATAGGTCGTATGCCGACCCCACTTTGCTGGAGTCCGATGTCTGGCAGAATACTCTGTAACGGATTGCGAATTCCCATTTTATATCACCTCTTTAAAATTTTAAGGCATCGTCATATTACCCAGGAACTGGTGGGCGTCCCATATAGCCCGCAAGAGCACGACCGCCGATTTCACCTACCATGCCAAAAATACTTGGCAGCAAATTTGATCCTCCTCCTCCCCCACCCCGCGGACCTGACGCACCTCCACCGAACGAGATTGAGGGACCGAATATGATCGAGGCAAAAAATGTCCCGATCTGCACCTTCGATGGTTCGTCAAGTTGATCAAACTCGTACGGCGTCAAACCGACCATGCCCAAAAATTCAGGGAATTCTGTGGTCATCGCTTGGTCTATCTGATCGAGTTGACGAGCGGCAAGTTTTGCCTGGGGACTCCTCCGGGCATCCGGTCCCGTCCCCTGCATTCGCAGGAAATCGGGATCAGTCTGGATAACACCCAGGAAATTACTGTTAAATTCTCTGACCTGTTCCTCAATCCCTGCAAATGCGATGCTCGCAGCATTTTTGACTCTCGTCTCATCTATATTGAGTGCTTTGGCAGCGTTCCCTGCATCAATCTCCATTTGCTGCTGCCCCAGCGTCTTCCTGCCCGGTGTCGGCACCCTGTATTGACCGTTCCCTAAACTGAGTGGACTTCCGGCCTGTACCCCCGCAATGAAATCTTGAAATGTGATCGTGCCGTCTCCGTCAATATCCAATCCCTGCACGTAGTTGGCGTCCCCCACCGATGACTGAAACGCACCTCGGTATGCGGCTTCGAGATCAGCATCCCCACCGACCTGTTCAGTTTCTCCCTCACCGAATAATTCGGATTGAGCGAGATCCAACTGACGTCTGGTGGTTTCCTCCTGGAGAGTCATCGCTCTTCCGGCAATACCTCTCTGAGCGGCCCCTGCCGCCTCCTCCTCCGTCATTGCCTTCGCAGCAATGCCCCTCTGAGCCGCCCCTGCCGCTTCCGCTTCAGACATCGCTCTGGTAGCAATGCCCCTCTGGGCAGCCCCTGCTGCTGCCGCTTCGGCCATCGCCCTCCCAGCAACAACCCTCTGTGCGGCTCCCGCCATCTCTGCCTCAGACTGCGCCCTTCCAGCGATGCCCCTCTGTGCGGCTCCCGCTATCTCCGCCTCAGTCTGTGCCCTACCCCCAAGAGCCAAGCCACCCCTGCCTAATTCTTGCTCCAGCGCAAGACTGCCGAGTCCGAGTTGTTGTCTGAGCGCAAGATCTCCCGTTCCGAGTTGTTGTCTGAGAGCTAGTTCCCCCGTGCCTAGTGTTTCCGCTAATGCCTGTTGTTGTTGCTGGATCTGCAACTGCTCCAGAGCATTTAGTTGTGCCTCGCTCTGTCCAAGAGCCGATAACTGCCCTTGCGCGGCAGCTAAATTTTGCTGGCCCCTCTGGCCCATGAGACCCTGTACAGCCGCCAGATTCGCTCTCTGTTCTTGTCCCGCCCTTATAGATAACTCTCTCTCCAGGCCAGACAACTCCCCAAGTCTCTGCGCCTCTAACGTCCCGAAACCCCTTAAGGCTCTGCCGGACTGAATCGACTCGGGACTGATACCAAACTGGCGACCGAGACGTTCACGCGCCTGTTGAGTCTGCAAATCCACAAATCCCGTACGGGCTGCCCTCTCTTTGGAGGGATCAAAATCCAGTGCGAGAGCCTGTTCCGTGGCTCTCTCCTCCAGACCTCCGATATCGCCCAAAAACGTCTTGCGCCTACCTGCGATATCCTCCTCTGTTTCCGTGCCGAGAGCTAGTCTGCCTGTCTTTTTCCGCTGACTTTTTCTGAGGCTTGGATCAATGGTGAGTGCCATAGCGTCTTTCCGTTATTAGAGATTTATGCTTGCGGATCTCTCAACTCAAAATGCGGCAAATCCTTGAACGTCTCGTCAGCTACTTCGTAGTCTCCATCCCAATCTCCACCGAACCTGAGTTCAATGTCCATCATCCTTGCTACGCCCCTGACATAACCTGCAAAATGATAAAACTGATTAATATCCTTCCAATCCACAGGGTACGGTGCAACATCTACAGCCATTGATGGTGTAGTGTTGTGCTTTCCGTTCGGCCATTTGACCTGAGATTTGTTTTCACGAAAAAGTTGATCCTGGCGTTGTTGAGACCTGTGTCCTTCCAGGATCGAACAATCAAAATCTTTCACGACTTGCTCAAACAGTTTCTGGAGTCGCTCGTCACAAGTATCAAGCCTTTCGCGGCTCCTCTTACCAAACGATGGCAACCTGTACCCCCATCCTTATTTTTTCCGTTCTCTCTCTCGTTCCTCGAAATAATTAATTCCGAATAACAACAACCACACACCGACCGCCAGGGTACCGAGTATCCATGCCCAATCTGGTAAGTCAGGCATCTTGGCCGGGATCAAACCCTCCGCCTTGAGTTCCTTGTACGCGGCCCAGAATCCCGCTATACCCAAACCTCCGAGGAATTTTTTGGATTTAGTCGCATTACGAGCAGCACTACCACCGCCCCTGTCAACCCGGCCAGCAGACTTATGAGACAGTGTTTTTTTACGGAGGTTCGTGACGTGCTTTGCATAATCTCTTGCCGCTCTATAGTCGCGTTCTTCAATTTGCGCCAATCTCTCTCCAGCCTTTACCTTCAGCTCCATCGAAGAATGAGGATGGTTCTTGGCCTTCCGCAGTTCCTCTGTGGTCATCTGGCGCACGTCCTTCAGGAACCATGTGTCGGGCATCCTTTTTCACCTTATTACCGTCTCCCCCGCTTGAGAAATCCAAAGACTTTTTTTCCAACCTTCAGGCCAATTTCTATTTTTTTCGTGGGTGATATTATTGCAAGACCCACCTTCATGGCTCCTCCGATGATACTGGTCTTTTTTTTCCCGCGAGTTTTCCCACTAGATCAAAAACAATATCAAAGAGGATGTCGTCCTTGTCCGTGGGCGTCAACTTGACAATTTTTTCTGCGATCATAAACGCCAGCAACACATATTCCCAGTTTGATACTAATAGCTCGATCATTTGAGTAACTCCCTCCGTCTCTGTCTCATTCGCTGCTTAACTGTGGGTTCTTTTTTTAGCTGCCGCAGTATCCTCTCTAGTGTCGCTACTATCCATATTATCATTCGCTTTTCCGTTTAGAGCTGACAGCATCTCCCTCGCACCGCGCAACGTGCAGATTTGCGGATCGCGGTCTGCGAGATAGTTCACTCGCGCCTGTATCTTCTCGTCCAGTTCCTCAATGCTCGGTATGTCGTTCATGCCGCCTCCAGTGCTGCGAGTCTCGCCTCGACCTCCTTGAATGCGTTGACCATAATCGGGATAAGTTTAGTCTGGCTCATCCCCAACACGTTAGCCGTTTCCTGAACTTGGTCATCTTCTGGTTCTGGAGGTAACGGTGGGCCGATATTCTGTGTAGTTTCACTTACCAGATAAGGTGCAACCCCTTGCACGGCCTGTGCGGAAAATCCCAATCTCTCCACTCCGTCATCCGGCCCCATCCCGTATCGGCCATTGAACTTGTACTTGATGGGCTGCAACCTAGTCAGCACCGCAAGGCCATCCGTGAAATCGGCAACATCTTTTTTCGAGGATATGTCCGAGAGGCTATGGATCGTACCATCGTTAGTGTATGCATCGCCATTGGTGATGATTTTGAATCGCTCTTGAAGTGCGCTGGGATTGGCAGCATCAGAAACCCATATCGAAAATTGCCCTGGGATTCGGTTTCCACCAACAGTGCCAGTGCACTTGACCTGTATCACAGCGGCGGTAGTCTCCACATCAGTATTATCGGCAGCACTGAAGGAAATGTTTCCGAGTTCATCACCATCTGCAACTGTCGTGAAGGAGCCGGGAGAAGTTCCTCTGGATTTGGCGAACTGCAAATACGGTGCACCTGCGCTGCCGACCCATCGGGAGAGACTCAGAGGTGAACTGCCGTGTATCTGAAGCGGGGATTGAGTACCGTAAACAGGGAGGGACGCAGTGTGTCCAATTAAAACTCTCCCCACAGTATCGATCCGCATCCGCTCCGTAGGTGCCACCGCGCCATCGGCTGTCGTGGAGAAGACCAGCCTCCCCGGCATATCATTTGACCCGGGGGTTCCGTCCACCGCCGCTCCAATACTCGCAGCTACCGAGTTGAGGTCAACCCCATCATCACCCAGGAACTTGATCTCCCCGAGAATGTCACCATCCTCAACAATCGCGTGAGATCCTATGGTGCCATTTCGAGATTTGCCCATATAGTTAATCGGGCCATATGCCGAGTCTGCCCACCTAAACGCTCCGAAGGCGGGATTCCCGGTGTTATGAATCTGTATATGCGGCTCTGAACTGCCTACGCCATCCAGCGCAGTGTGACCGACAACCAATGAGCCTTGCAAGACTGCAAGGTCTTCCGACTGATCCCACAAAAGATATTTTCCAGAGGTGTCTCCGAATAGTTTGACATCGTGGCCTGTCCCGTCCACGCCCACGTCCAGACCCCCACCCGCAAGCGTGAGTTTGTTTGAAGCGTGCGTGACGGTGACATCTCCGGCGGCAAAATTGAGCACCGCTCCGCTCGCGAAGAAAATATCATCTCCAGCATATATGTCGCCAACCACCCCTAAACCGCCATCAGTGTGTATAGATCCCGTGGTGGTGCTTGTGGATTCCGTTGTGTCATCAATAGATAAGACACTAGACCCCGTAATGGTAGTTGCGCTCAGGGCAGCAGTTGCAAATGTTCCCCCGGCAACAGTCAGAGTCTCTGAGCTGTGAGTGAGAGTGACATCTCCAGCGGCAAAATTCAGCACTCCCCCACTAGCAAAGAAAATATCATCCCCGGCATATATATCTCCAACCACTCCCAATCCGCCGTCAGTGTGGATAGATCCCGTAGTAGTGCTTGTAGATTCCGTTGTAGTATCAACAGACAGAACACCTCCATCAAGAGCCAGAACATTCGCAGAATGAGTAATAGTGACATCGCCGGAATTGAAATTTACAACAGCCCCCAGGTCAAGGAACAGATCAGAGAAATTCAGGGCTGAAGTCCCGAGACTTATGTCATCCGTGGTTGTAGGATTGATCGACCCATCCGTGATCTGTAGCTGTGACACTGGAGCACCTGATGCGGCTACATAAAAATCTAATCGCCCAACCTCTGACCCCGCCGTGGCGGTAGTCATCACATAATCGAGGTACGCGATATCCGATTCCGTTCCGCCAGCATCATCGGCATAGAACACTAAGCGGCCACCATCATTCGCCGCAGGAGTTCCGCTCACGGGATCAATGCCAAACTGTGCAACCTCTCTGACTCCTCCCGCCGCCGCATCCGTGGTTTCCCAGGATTTGAGTTTCGTAATTGTCTGTGCAACATCTGCCACCACGATCAAGTCCGTGCCTGTTGTGTTGACGTTCCCCGAGGAAAGATTCGCCGCATTCAGGGTGTTTATGATATGATCGAGTGAGTCAGTAATCGGTGCGGCAAGAATCTCAGCACCTGCCGATGGCTTTGTACCTTGGAATGCAAATGTAACAGCCATAAAAACCTCTTATGAGATTTCGTACTCCACAGAGTACCCTTGAATGTCAACCGCATCAGACCCAGACCATTCGGGTGCGAATGTCTCAGCATCACGGTTGATGAATGTCACAACCTTTTGATTTACCCCACCTGAATAAAAAACACCATTGTCATAGAGGAGTCCCGAGCCATACGTCACAGATGACCCCACGGACAACGTCTTGGTAATTGTAGTTGACTGCCTCTCATCTCTAAGGAACTGCAAGGTGTGAGTCTGCTGGCCGCTCTGTGATCTGAAATAACTGTTAAGAGAAATTATGTTCTTATCAACGCCAGGGAAACCCAAATCGTTGGGTTGCATCAGTACCTTCCAGTTAATTCCAGATCCATTATCGGTGGTCTTGTTGGGATCGTTCGCTTGTTGAATATATCCGTCAGTTGTCCCAAAGATGTCATATTCCTTATTCGATATGATCCAGGAATCTGCGTAGTTGATCGCGTCAGCGGGTTTGTCGAACCATACATCTCCAGTGTCCCAATCCCACACAAAAACTCTGTCGTGACCTACTGTGCTGGATGCGGAAAGCAGCGTCCTTACTTGATGATCTTTCTGGCGAATGAACGAGACTGCATATTTTAACCGTCCCTGATTAAGATTACTCCATTCCTCTTGCAGTGGCCTTGAGACGTTTATAAAGGAATTATCAGGATTTATGACATACGCGCCATCTCTCGCAACAAGGAACATAAACGGCGTATTTCCGACTCTTGTGAGGATGGAATTTGTTGCGATTGGTTCAAAGCCTCGAATCGAGGATAAAATACGGAGTTCGACAAAACCCGTGTCGTACTCAAGGATGGTTTGATAAATGCCGTCCTCTTTGCATATATATAAAAATCCATTGAAGTCTACTCCCCCAATGATCGGCGGCCCGGCATCGGAGATCTCAGCCCTGTTATCAACGGGGAAATTAGTAACATCTACCGTAAAAACTTTCGGGTTGATATCGCACCACATCACCCTCGTAGTCTGATCTACTGATGAGATTGTCGGCCTTAGAGCTACCAGCAGGTTGTTGTGGACTGCAAAGTCACGGCAAGTTGTCCACGGAATATTCGCGCCACCTGACATATCCGTAGCATTGCCGGACCCTGTCCACCTCACCGTCTCATCGGTGCCGTTTGTGGCAATCATCGAATCATCCAGGAAAACAGATCGCCATCTCTTGTCTGTATTATCCGTTAGACTCAACGAGCCAGTTCTATCTGTCCTCGTAGAATTAGTTTCCTCGTAAAATTTTGTTCCCGCAAACGAGGCGAACAATGTGCCAGCCTTAAACGGCAGAGACACCAAATATGTTACATCCTTTGCCGCACCTGATTCAGAAATTTGATTCGAGTTGTATTCATCATATCCGTCTCGTTTCTTTGCTGTGCCTCTCTCCGTCAAATTCATGTTTTCTAATTCTTCCGTATTTTCAGGCGTAGCCCGAGGGTCTGGATAATCAAAACCCGTCTTACCCCTAATCCTGTAGATTGGAGAAGTCCGAACGCCTGGAGTTACCGGATCGGGCATCTATACAAAGTCCACGTTTTGAATGAGTGGTCTATCACCAGGTAGCAACCCTGCTTGAGACTGAACGTCTGCAAACATTGCAAGCCTGTTTGGTCTATACTGTGCGCGTGCCTTGAATCTTGCCAGGTTATCCTGGAACTCCCCCAACATCCTCTGTGCCTGAGATGTCTTACCTGCCGCCAGCATCAACTCAGGTCCAGCCCCGAGGATGATCATGTGATGCCAATCCTCATGGAGTCTTGGCACATCCTCGTCATTCACCAGATCAGGAACTCTTTCCACTGCTCTCACCGTCAAGGTCAAAATCGAGTCAGGGATAGGATAAAATTCCACCCATAGGTACCGGCTGATGTCCGTAGGTTGTGCAAGATAGGCGATAACATTGCCGCTTGAATCCTTGACTGTCACAAACCCTGTCCATGTAGATCCTGCATTTGCCGACTTCGATATTGTCAAGATACCATCGGTGGCATATGAGTGAGAGGATGTGACAGCGGTCGTGCCGTTCATCGTCAACTTTTCGCTCAAGATGACTCGGTTAGCATTTTTTCCCTCTATCCTTACGGAGAAATTTGTGGCATCAGACGCCGAAGATGACTCAACCGTAATAGTTCCTGCGGCAGCAAGATTTTTTTCTACCGCTCTTGTGCCGAGAACATAATACCCCCTGGGTTGACCTGAAGTCGTGGTGCCGGGATATCGGCGGTCAAACTCATCCTTCGACATCTCATTCAGTCGCCTTGCATTAGATGTATCCTCTACGTTTACAACCCTCGACACATCTGCTGGCATCCCGTATTTTGCCGTAGATGCCACGGTAACGAGAGAGGACTCAAACGACACCTCGTCCTGATTAACCTCTGACAGCAGTCGATGCATCACACGGTTTATCGCTCGATTGGTCATATTCACAAAATCAGAATCGTCATGACCACCGAGTTCCGTCAGAGTATCTCGGAGTTCTGAAAAATTAAGTGCCATCTTTTCTTGGCCTTCCTGGGCCTCGCTTTGGTTTTTCTTCTTGAACGGTTAAAAGCATTTCCTCGATCTGGGAATCTGTAAGTTGTTTTCGGAGATGATCCAAGACCTTGTCAGGCGTCAGATCTACACCCGCCTTCTCTACGCCCACATTCCCCTGCAACATATCTGTCAACTTATCGGTCGCAGACGCCAGTGCATTAGTGGACTCATACTGTTGTTTTCTTTCGTCCCTGGACCTGCGCTTTGCCTGTTCTGTTGATTCTAACAGCTCCGCTTTCTGCTCGGGACCGTCAGTAACAACTACTTCAACGAGTCTATAATCCCAACATGCGAACTCCGGTATAGTCCGCCTTGTCTCTGTCATGATCTCTTTGGCCTCGAACTCATCCAACTCCCTGCCCATATGCCTCCACGTTGAATGAGGACGCCGTTTGCCCTCAAGCCTCAAGATCAGTCCGTCATCTTCCCCGACATTGACAAGTGCACCGTGCGCGTTCTTCCATGTCGCCGCAGTAATCTCTCGCCTGTGAATATCGGGCGGCTCATAGTCAGGCAGGAATTCGACTCTATACCTGTCCGTCATAACAATAGCACCGTCAACGAGAGGGTGCGGCTCTGGTGAAAGATCCAGGTTGTCAGGCGTTGGGCTGGTCGTTGTAGTCAGCATGGTATCTCTCCCGGTGTGATGACTCATCTTGTTCTGGCGTGCTCCATAATTCTGACATCTGCTGTCCCGCTGCTAACAATTCCCCAGAGTTGTCCTTGAAAAAAATATTGAGGAGAACCCCCATCGAAATTATAGGTCAATTTTGCTCCCGCAGCCAGAGTGATGCCTGTTGCTGCTGTGACTGTTGAGACATCACCGATGAAAACCGTCACAGATCCCTGATTGTCTATAGTCAGACCAATCCTCTCGAAGTTCTCGGCAACCAGAGAGGTGGCATCTGTCGTGACTGATACTGCGGCATTGCTCATAGTTTTTGAGCGGGGGTTTTTACGCCCCCACCCTCACGGGTGTGTAAACCGGGAGACTCAGAAACACACCCGATTTACGCGGAGTCTTCGTTATAAACAGCCCAACCCTCAGCACCTGTTCCAGTGAGGGTCATATAGATATCCGTGGCGAACCTGATGGGTCCGATGTCGCCGGAGCTGATACTGTTTTTCGCTGTAGCTCCATCAAGATGGAGATCACACAGCACAGTACCAGAAGCCCCACCGTCTCGTATCTCAATCTCACTGGCGTTAGTGGTGACAGTCATCCCAAACGCCTTGAGATAACCACCCACACCCGCAGTTGTGACCACGGCACTGCTTGTTTTTTTCGCTGCCGTATACGGGCCGTTCGGATTTGCATCGGACATATCTTACCTCATCTGAATGATGTCTGTGCCGCACATTGATGGAAGCGACACAATAGGGTACCTATCATAACTCCTCAAAAACTCCGACTGCTCGGGCCACATGGAATCCCTGGTGTTATCTATTGCAACTATGCATTCTTCTGCCCTGTGGGCGTCAACATATTCAAGTTCAGCCATTACGTTAAATGCATCATGTCCACCGTCAAGAAATGCAAACTCTATACCCTCAAGACTCTTGAGCGGATCTTCCTCAAACGCCTGTGGGGTTTCACCGATCACCTGTGTCACCTTGTCAAACTCTGATGGAGTCAATGCACGACTCAGCACATCATAATCGTTACGGTCTACAGTCCACAACATCCCGTGACCGTTTATGACAAGAGCCTCCGCAATAGCCTTTGTGCTTCTTCCTCTGTGCGTTCCGGTTTCCAGTGCAATCTTGGGCTGTATCATCCCGACAAGCCCCGTGAGAAACTCCGCACAGGATTCATCCACTCCGTTCATGTCGCAATGAATTTTCACCTTCTCGGGGAACGCCACATCTACTATATATTTTTTTCCCCTGCTTCCTCTGCCCGTAACAAACTTCACAACAAAATCATCGTCTGAATTTATAATTCCATCTGTGCGATTCGGGCTGTCCAGGTTTGGCAAAATCTCATCGACTACCCCGCAAAACTGGAGTTCCTTCACGGTAACAGTCTCCCGAAAAACTTATTCCATTTCCCGTTCGCTGGCGTTGTAAACCAAAAGCCTGTCATTCGGTAGAGCCTTACCTGCTCAGGAAATGTTAAGATTCCCGTCTTGCTTGTCCATTCGTTCCCGAGACAGTAAGGGCAAAACAGAATATTGGTTTCAGAGGTATCGAGTCCCTTCCTGCAAGTCTTACACCGCAGGACATCAACTCTTGGATTCCCGTCAACGTCAAACCCCAAAGCGTTAAGGTTGATATCCCCATCAGGTGGCACGTTTGGGATCATATAATATTCGATGCCTTGTCTACATGCACCCCCGGCTTCCTGATCGGTAAAAACTTATCGTCCTCGTTTGTCTGGAGTTTCTGGATCTTCACTTCTCTTTCGCCGTTTCCGAGTCCGTATTTGCTTCGCTCAATAGCATCCCTGAAACCTCTGGTAATAACTGGAGCAAATCCGACATGCCCAGCGAAGGAGTCTGAGTCGCAGAAGGTTTTGATGCCCTTCCGTTTTGCACGGTAACACCAATACATATCCTCTGTTCCCCTCTTCGGCATCAAGAAGTACGGCTTCCCTGACTGATACTCCTCGACAAAATTATGAGTCTCATCGGGGATGTCACCCAGGTAGTGGTCATAACGCTGCTGATCCTCTTCGTTCAAGTTATCCTTGATAAACTTGACGATATTCGTGACCTCGGTAGGCATCGCATCAGGACCACCAACCTGACCCCTTCGATCATAAAACGATTCGGTCTTGACAAGCATTGCGTGTGTGCCGCCTCCGTCCACCTCGATCAAACCCCGGTCAAGATTGTGGAACGTAGAGAGGTTTCGATATGCCCTGTGGTTGTGGAAATCTCTCCACATTTCCCGGCTCCCGCATTTGGGGCAGACGATCTCATCTTCGTTCGCTGGGCAACCTTCCGGCCCAGCCTCTTCGTCCGGTGCGTCTCCAATCTCTCCCCTCAGCTCCTCCAGGGTTTCGATTGTAATGACCTTCTTGTCTTCGTAGGACCACAATATATAGCCGTACCACCCACAATCACATTTATGTGCAACGGAAGTCAAGACCCCAATCTCGTAACCGGGCCTCCTCATCGGGTACGGTGAGATCACCACATCCTTGTCAAAGTCGATATACCTCAGAAGCAGATCCGGCTCGATTACTGCGTCATCATCCAACCACAAAACATGCGAATAAAACGGTTTGTATTCTGGATGCCCGAGGGGTTTGTCGTTGTCTGCTGGCTTTAAAACGAGTTCCACCATCTGTGTCCTGGCGAAATGAACAAACGTCCTGCCAATCAAAACACAGTTAAAACTCAATCCCCACTTGGTCCAGTTGACCGCAAGTTCGATGTGGTTGACGTGGACCTCTGATGACAACTCGTTTGTATAGTTTGGAGTTGCCACAAGGACGTTCGCCGCCTTTGCCTTGTCACTTAGTTCCATGTTCAAATATCTCCCGGTTTTCCAGCGGTGTTAAAATATCGGTGTAAAGGTTTAAGAGGTGCCGATACTCGTCTGGCACATCCTCGGGTTGATTGTGAATAAATATATCGTGGAATGAATCTGTCTTTTTGTACGTGCAACCAGTTGATCCAACAGCAGACTTTATGCCGTTCTGTTCTGGGAAACTTACCCAGTTTACTGGAATGCTGCAAGATAATCCGACAAGATTAATCATGTACCGCCACCAGATCTTGGGGCATCTCGACTCGGGGAACGAAACCGACTCGTTCAGCGACTTAACGCACGACCACGGATGCCTGAGTGTGGCACAGACTACAAAGTCAAGATCCAGCTCCATCCACATCGGCAGGGTAAAACAAAATCCAGGGTCTTTGATGACCCACGGCTCTTTTTTGTCTGACAAGACTTCTTCAACAAACGAAGGTGATGGAGTCGACCAGACGTGATCAGGAGGCATCATGGGATGGCCCTCAGAGAATGAGAACGACTGATTATTTTCTTTCAACACCCACGGATCTTCCCACCTGGGCGGCTCTACCTTCGCATGATATTTTTTAGACTCCTCGAAGGCTCGTCTGCCGGGATCAAATCCATGATTAACAAATACTGATGCCAACCATGACGTGCCGCTCCTCGGAACACCTGTCACAATTACGTTACGCACTTGTTCTCCAGGTATTCATAAAGCCTTGTCAGTTGATGGAACTTCCCCGGCAAATCCCTTATCGGTGTCCTTACAAAATTATGATTATAAGACTCCCTCCATTTTATTGGTTCTGGAGAATCCAGTGTCGCCGTCTCCATCCCCAGCAACTGAGGGAACAGAACCCACCTGAAATCGTCAGGATACAGAGTAGTCCAGGTCAGTAGGGATTGATAGGTCTGCCACCAGATCTTTGCCATGCGATCCGGCCTGATAGAGAAGAATGATGACCCCGAAGAAATCACCGATGATGGATGTCTGAGAACAAAGACTGCGCGAAACTTTATTCCTCTCTCGTTCAACACTTTTCGCCAGAGAGGGTAGAGCAGCGAGACTCCGATAGGATCTTTCAGTACCCACGGATCTGTCTTGTCATCAAAAACCCTGTCAACGCCTTCCCGCTGTATTTTGCTGTCAAAGAACGATTCTGCACGCCTTCTGTCGCAGTCAGCAGTTTCAAACACCTGCGTATTAGCTGCGACAAAAACTGGATCTTCTGTGGCGAGTCTTTGATGTGTTGATTTTCTGCGGATCTTACTCAGTCTCTGACCGAGGTCTAATCCGCATCGGCTCAACGCATCGGTAATGCAGGAGGTGCCCGACCTCGGGCACCCCCCCACCATCACGTTCATGCCGTCTCCCGGTTTTGACGCTACTGCAAATACAGCTGCACTGTCGAGTTGGTGGCGTTAGGACCATTCTCCAGAGTCCAACCCACCAGAGCCTCGATGTAGTTAATACCGTGATCGGAGTGTCCCGTCACGGTAGTAACATGTCCCTTGTTGGTGGCGTTGATTGATCCCGCAGCTACCAGTTTCGAGACATCGAGACTTGCGGACGCCCTGACGAGGTCTGGACCGTAAATCTGCAACCTCCCCGTTGCGCCTGACGCTATCGTAGAGTCTACGACCCCGGCGCATTTATGACCCCCCAGACCTGCGGTCGTGGAGATCGCGGCATCCACCAGTTCAACCGCATATCCCTGGTCGTCATCGTCTGTGGTAGTTTCCCACTCCACGACTTTTCCAGGTTCCAGCTCTGCACCTTCGGCGTTCGTTACACCGATGTAGATTTTCGTGGCTTCGTTGAAGCCAACGCTCATTTCCTGTGCCATATTACCTCCTACGAACCTGCATAAATGCAGTCGTATCGAAGCGTTCGCACCGTAGGATCATTTGTGGCTATTTTCGCCGTCCCCACGGTTGCTGAATCTGAAGCGTTGACGTTCAGGTCAACCTCCGCCACAGATAAGCCATCTTCTCCGACAACCTGCACAGAAACCAATCTTGAGGTTGTCGGCAGAAGCGCGAACGCTGTTGCGCTTGAGGATGCTTCGATGGTGCCCGTGAGTCGCATAAAGCCACCCCGTAGCGGTATTGGCATCCCCGTATCTCTGGTGATATCACCTACGGCCATGATGATCCTCCTTTAGGTGATACCTGTGAGTTTGAACAACTTTTTCGGTGCATTCGAGACAAGGTTGCCCTTGAACAGCACCTGGGTGACGAGCGCATCCTGGTTGACAGGCTTCTGGAATCCGCCCTCAGCCATCGCCATATTCCGGTTGCGGTGAACAGCAAGCCAGGAATGGGCAGAGTTCAGACCGAAAGCCGTACCCGAAGTCGCATCTGCATCCCACCATGTTCGAGCAGCCTTGTAACGCAAGTCAGACAATCCTGCGTTTACAGAGTTGTCAGCCGTTGAGGAACCCGTGTATTGCAAGAACGGGAACATCAACGCCTCGAACGCTTCATGGTTGGTCTGCGTGAATACAATGGCGTCAGGCTTCGAGGACATCCCGCCCTTGCCCTGAGTCGCGTTGTTATACTGAGTCCTGAGATTCGGCAGCAAATTCGTTGCCGCCGCACCTACTGACGCTTCGTTGGAAGCCCACGCCGTATTCGAGGAGCGGTCAATCGTGCCGTACGTCCCAGTGGAGTCGATCTGGAGACCGAGTCCCGTGATACCGGAAGCACCATCTGCGCTAGTCGAAAACAGATCCGTTGACAGCAGGTTGGCAAGAGAGATCTCTGCCTGAGACGTTTTGCCGTTCAACAGATCAAACAGTTGAGCCTCACCCATGTTTGCCGTTAACTCATCGCCGTTGATGGCGATGCTTACGGCATAGAGTTTGTTCGTGAAGAACGCACGGGTAAAACCCGTGCTCTCCGAGGTGTCCAGCACGCCGTATCCCGTATAGGACTGAGCGGTGCTGTTCAACTCGTGCATGATTGCCACCGAAAGCCTCTCCCCACCCGTTGTGAGTTTGATCCGATCCCCCGACAGATAATAATCCAGTGTCGGAGTTGCGTCTGCGATATTATCCGCAAACGAACCGGATTCCAGGTAGTTGAAGAGAGTGCTTGTCAATAGTGGCCCATACGACAGGGTCAATGACGTTTCGTTTGCCACTTAGTTATCCTCTCTGATTTCGAGACTGCTGCTGCTTCGCCAACTGGAATGCCCTCGCCATGACGTTGTCCCTCTTATCTGCGGGAGTGCCTTTCTCTCCCCTCAGACTGACAGACGTTGCCACTGACGCACCTGGACCCTCCGTCTGAGCACGTTGCAGGTTTTTGATTCTCAACGTCTCATCTGTTTCACCCAGACTCGCCTTTAAGTCCGACACCTGTTTTTTCAAGGCATCGTACGTTCCAATCTTCATCAGATCGTTATAGGTAAGTTTTGGAGGTGGCTTGCCGTCAATCGACAGTCGATTGTAAATCGGTGTCATCATCGACTTGGCGTCTTTGGACAAGATGATCCCACCCACGGAATCGAGCTGGCCCAGAGACTCACCGAAAACCTCTACCGCCTTGACATTCTCCTTCGCTACAAAGTCTACAGCCTCTTGTGCTTTGAGGTCTCCAGACTTAACGAAACCAAGTTCGTCAGCGATCCTGAGAAATAGATGCTTCTGCTCCGAAGTTACGGCTGCCAAAGGATCATCGGGTTCGTATCCCGAATCCGCAACTGCCTGTTCCCTCAGTGCTGTATTTACGGCGGTATCGACAGTGTTCTTCAACTGCTCCTCTCCGCGAACCTCTAACTCCCTGACTTGATTAAGGAGGCGAGTATTGTCAGCAAAAATCTTCGCAACCGCCTCTGCTTGGTTACTGGGAAGTGCTGCTCTTATGGACTGGAGATCCGTGTGTGGTGTCTCGGTCCCATTGGTTGCCGAGTCCTCACTGCCAGCTGGTGCCACGATCCCATCGGTTGTCGTGTCCGTGCTGTTGGCCTGTCCGTCCGTCACTCTACCGAGTGTGTTTTGAAGATCTGCCATCAATCCCGCCGCTTGAGCATCATGGATTTCGGCGACAGGATTGTCGTTATTTAATTTTTCCTCAGCCATTAGTCTCTCCCGGTTAACCTAGTCCCTCAACATCTCTCATCTTATTGGCCTTTTCGACTTCTCGTTTCTGCTGCTCCCTGGATTGCCACACACTGACTCCCGTTGGTGGCATAGGTTTGATATGGTGAGGTGCGTGCTTGTCAAAGAACCTGCTGCCACCTCGCTTGTCTCCGGCCTCCTCCAGACCCTCAGCCTTGAGAAATTCCTTGCGGTCCCTACGTGAGGTGATGTCTCCATCCAGGCACTCATCGTAGTAAGGAGCGAACGGCTGGAAACCGTTTAACGCATCGATTGGGAACTGGTACTCAGCCCAGTATCCACACTCGCTGCACATTTGCAGTTTAAATCGGGCATCATAGGGGATCTGGTAATACGTCTCCGTATACCCACAATCCTTGCACTTGTAGTCGTAAGCGGGCATTATAACCCCAACTCTATTAAAATATCTCTTTCACCACCAAAGCCGGAAAGGACTTTTTCCCAAGTAAGTACAATGCACCAAGTCTATGTAATCCCTCCAGGACATATGGTCCATCTTCTCTGAAGGCAATAATCAATGGGTCTATTTTCCCGCTTTCCTGAATTCGCTTTGCCAATGCGTGCGTTCTTTCAATGTCATCAGCGGCATAGAACATTTTTTCTGGGTTCGCATGCCATCCAGAAAGTGACATTTTTCGTACCCCACCACCTATTTCTTCCATGTCGCTTGCACTTATTGATGATAGGTTGGGAATGTCGTCTGTCACGCGAAGCCCATCCACCATCTCTCCAGCCACTATCTCAGGGTCAGCCTTGAGTTTGGCAAGTTCGTCCCCGAATTTTCCGTATTCCTTGAAATCCATCTTCCCCAACTGCTGCAAGAGTTCATCATCAGAGAGTTGCATCGCCTTGATCGACTCATCTAAAAACTCGACCTTTTCAGGGTCGAACACAATAATGGCATCTCCACCTTCTATTACGTTCTTGTGAATCACTGCGTCATGGCCTTTGTCCTTGAGTGTTCTTTTCGCAGACTCTGCAAGATCTCTTGCAAAGTCGTCTGCAAGAGATGGATCGTCAAGTCTGCCCAACTCAGTTACAATATCTCTGTTGATCTCATTCCTTACGGATGCCCCACCTTTTTGGTACTGATTGAAAAGTTTTTCTGCTGCTTCCTCATCAAAGTTCGCGATGATATCGATGCCATCCTCAAAACCTACGCCTTCTGCCTTTTGGTTAAAAAGGAAGTCCTGGAGTTCAAAATCATCTGCAAACTTCTTTGGGTTTACCACCCCAAGTTTCGCCGGAATGACTCTGCCAGCACTTTCTCCGAATCCGCGCATCGCAATATTTCCAGCCTTTGATGTTCCTGTTGCAAATTTGCTGGCGATGTCTGGAGTGAAGGCAAAGGACACACCCAAATAACTGCTCGGATCAGGACCAGATCCCACATCAATAAAATCTGAAGTCTGTTCTGCAAACTCATCAAACTGCTGCCTGGGACCACCAACCTCAAAGCCCTCTTTATACTCAAACGGCTCTGGTGTTCTTGTGCCGTGGTAGAAAGTTGTCGGATCTTTTGAGATCGGAACATCTTTCGGAACCTTGCCCCTGAGTATCGAAGATACTCCTCCCGCCGCTTTCTTTAGCACTCTTTGCTGCACTGCGAGAGGACCAACAATATCGAACATCGCCTCCCCTGGATCTTGAGGCAGAATCATATCCAACAAATCAGCACCCGTGACGTTCGGAGCATATCCAGTGAGTGACTCGATACCATGTGCCACTCCCTTGCTGATAGGTTCTTCAAAGGGCAGAGGAAATATAGGCACCTGTTTTGCCGCTTCCCTGATCCCGAGAGCATCCAGAACACCCGATGGCTTGGGTGGGAGCATCATCATAATTGCACCGACTCCCTGATCTGTGCGGCCTCGTTACCCGCAGGTTGTGCGAACTGCTGCCTGTTAATCGGCCCAGTCTGTTGACCGTTAGGGCCGATCTGTTGCTGTAGTGCCTGTGCCAGTGGATTCTCCGCACCTATGCTCTGCTCGATAGCTGGCCACAGCTCCTCGGGGTTCATGACATCGTAGCCTCGGACGAGTAACTGCTCTGCAATCTTCGGCAGGTTCGGTGGCGGCATACCCTGTTGCACCGAGATCTCCACCATACCCGACAACAAGTTCAAGAGATCCAGCCACTGTTTCCGCTCCAGTGCTTGAGCTGTGACTGCCGAGGAAACATCTATGCTAAACCGGAATGCCCCCTTGACAATTCGTTCATCGACCGTGGAGAATTCTCTGGCTCTCTCATCTATTTCTACCTCCATCTCTGGCTGGAATTGCGTGTGCAGTCTCCAGATAATGGTGGCTGTATCAACCTGGAATTTCTCAAAGGCATCTATCCTCAGACCCTCTCGGGCAGTGGTACGCCTCTCCTTGATCGCTGACTCCGTAGCTGTATCTGATCCTGAGTCAATGGGTTGAGGTGTTCCCGCCGCTCTATCTCCCAGACTCGTGATCAGACTCAAAAATTGTCCCTTATCCCCTGGGATCTGGAGGAACGGTAACGGCACAACAGATCCCAGACCCGCCTGGGACAAGCCGGGGACACCTATAGCCGCATCGCCAGGAGAAGCAACTGCTATGTCTACCTCATCGTTCTGGAAGACGTTGGAATCGTAGAAGATGATATTTTTTTGCTTACGGATAGTTGCGAGGAACGAATCGAGCAGCTCGTTGACAAGTAACTGGATATTATCGAATCCAGCGAGGCTGAGTGTCGGCTTCTGAAGCCATGTCTTGACACCCTGAAGCGCAGGTGGCAACAATACCGAGGGATAACCCTTCAAGGTATCGTAAGGCCATTCGTCCTCATGCCTCAATAACACCGGACTTTCTGATCCCTTTGCACCTTGCTCCGCTATGACCGCCATCACGTTACGTCTGCGTCTGCCGCTCAGTTTGAAGTTCCGCGCCCATATCTCCCACACCGTCACCATCCCGAACCCGTCCTCCTCCTGGAACGTGGAATCTATGTCAGGCGCATCCTCCATCCTCTGAGGTTGTAAGGCGTTGACTGCCTGTCGATTATAATTTGGATTATCCCTGACCTCCTCGATGGGTTTCACTGATCGGAAAGCAATCCATCGTGCGTCCTTGAGGCCATCCCTCGCCAAAGGATCAATACGGAAATCCTCGGGCCACCATCTCAGACCGAACGGAGATTCCTCCTGCACATCGATATGCGTAGTAGCCTCCGCACGGTTTGCTCTTTCAACATGCTCATCAATGTGTTCCTGGATAATCTCCTTGATATCGTCCGCAATGGTCCTGTCATCCATCAAGGGTCGATGCTTCTCGTTGTGACCTATGTGGTCATGGTCTTGCAATATTTTGGTAGGAGTGCCCGTAGCCAGCCAGAGATTTTCCTCGTCAGGATCATCAAATTGGAGTTCTGCCGAGTCAGACAAAAACTCCCGGTCCTCGCCACTCATTTTAATGTCTGCGGTCCAGCCCATCTTCTTAATGCCGAACCCGTAGACCATCTGATCCAGCAGACATTTCCTGTCCTGATGCATCTGGTCCGTGTCGTCATACCAATAATTTATGACTCTGCCCACAGGGACTTCCCCAGCCACTGAGTCGCGTCGCTTTGCCTGAACCCTGAACCGAGGCTTGCGGGATAGCATATTTGCGATACTCTGCTCTATCCAGGCATACGTGAGACTCGGCTTCACCCTCTCGGTACCGTCAATAGAGTGCTGAGATGCCTGTAGGACTGTCTCTCGCTGCGTATAAGCCTCGTTTTCAAACATGCTCAGTATTCTACGACCGACCTTGAAGAATGGGTCTAGTTGCTTCGTAGATTGCTCTATGTGCCGTTGCCACCACGAGGCTCGATCTTTATTCGATGTCGGGTAAGCCATTGGACCCATCCCTCAAATCTTTGAAGTTCCTGCAAACGGATTTTATGATCTCAACCTCCTTGAGGAACTCTGCTCGTTCTCGGTAATCCTCAATTTCTTCAACGGCTAATCGCCACATATCATCCATCGCCTGATCTAATATATCAACAATTTTTTCTGTTAGCATCAGTCCACCTGAGTCTATTCTCCGTTCCCTACTGCATAGGATACTCCACGCCGCATCCCATATCTGGCAAGCCTGGATTCCTGCTCAAGATCGTTCCACGTTTTGGGTCTGGCT